TAACACATCTCCTCTATATCGTATATTCGTTTTAAACAAAAAAATAAATAGTGTTCAAATTGATGTTGAGATTTTATGTTTTTTTGTACATTATATTCGTCCGATTCTACAGAACAATGAATTCCAGATTTGGTATCAATCAAAGAATACTTATTTGGTGTATGTAAATAAGTTATTGATTCTAACATGTCTGCATAATTATTGAAGAAAAATTTTTCAGGTAATTTAATAAGACCTTTTACACTTTCAATACAATCCCAATTTGAATAACACGACTCTGGTATATATTTTACACTGTTGGGTAACTCGTTAATGACACTATATACAGCTATTAAATAACATGAATATTGCATTTTTTTCACTTCAGAGTAAAGGGTTTCTACGATGAATGTAAATGAACAATTGTGAGGGAAATATTCAAGAAAAGGTAAATCATTCAAATCATCATTTGGCATTCCGCCGAGTATTTCTGTAAAAATTTGACGTATTGTGCGTTTATTCGTATCGTAAAAATATACTTCATTACCGCCTATTTGTTTGATTGTACCTATTTCCCATTTTTTTATACGTTCATCATAAAATAATTGTACCAATATTCCATCAATATGCTCAGATACAACAATAGTTTCATTCAATACTGGACATATAGTTTTGAAACGGTTGAAAGTCAATGATTTAGAAGGCGTATATGATAACAATTTTTTGTTCGGAAAAGAAAAAACTACGCTGCGATACATACCTACATATAAATCATCTTTACACACATAGTTTTTATCATAATTAAGAACTGAATACATTTGTGATTTAGTACGTTGAAATCCCAATTGCAGTTTATCTCTCGGGCAGAAATCTATAGACATCATATTTGATATCAAGACTGAATTATCAATATTATATTTAACCATTACTGTTTGAATTAGCATTTCTTTAATTGATTTGAATAAATAATGAACCTTTATCAAAATGTCTTTGTAAAATTATAATTTAGATACATATTATATAAATTATAATATAATGGAATCTGAAAGTAACACTACAGATATAATGAATACTCCAGAAAGTCCTATCAATCAGATAAATTTACAATTAGGAGACATAATTGAAATTGTATCTCCAACAAATAGTGAATATCATGAAACAACTAATTATATTCATTATATTGATGAAAATCAAATTCATATTACAAATGTTACATCGTTGAAAGAACATCAATTAAATCTTACTGAAGACGGGACCTTTACTGATGAATCCATTCAGCAAATAGTTTTATTGAATCGAAGTGATGAAAAAGGGTATGCTCGACAACATCATTTATTACCAAAAGTATGGGTAAATGTTCATTTTGGTGGAGAAGTACCTACTATTTTCACAGGACAAATCAGCAATTTAGAGGAAGATATGATAGAAATTATTACCTATCCTGAATTGAAAACTATTTATATTGATTTCAAATACCAAGGAATCCCTTTAGATGTTCCCATTGATAAAATAATCATTCGCGAAAAGCCAGCTTCTATCAAGAGCACGGGTTCTTTAGCATTAATGAAACAAGCAGCGGAAGAAGGGACCGAGTTTGTTGAACCAGAAGATGAAATTGTTATTGAAGAAACGGATACAGAAACATATATTGCTCATATTCCTGAAGGGAAAAAAGAAGATGAAAATATTAAAACTGTTTTGCATGATTTGTATACAGATGCAAATACAATTACTTTTGGGGAAGAGTTAGAAGAAATATCACAATTGGTTGAAGTACCAGAAGGTGAACAACGTTTCAGTATTGATGTGCAGGTAAATGATATGATGGAAGAATTGTTATCGACTATACCAAATAGTCAACGAACAAATTCTGTTTTAGATAATATTCATATATTAATTGATAGATATATATCTTTACGAGAACAATATTCTAGATTTGACGAAAATAATAACGTGTATGATAGAAAAACCAATACTTCTTTGCATAAACCTTTAGTTGATTCATTGTATAATTTAAATAGAAATCTTCGCTGGATAATACCAGTTGTTGCAAACAGACGAAAGTTAAATATTCAAAATAGCGCTTTGGAATCTAATGATATTATAGCAGAAAACATGGCTGAGACATTTGGAACAATGGTAGATATGACTAACAAATATCATAAAAAAGGAGCAAATGATGCCTCTATTACCTACGATTATATGCAAAAAAGATTACATGAATCTTTCCGACCGTTTGAACAGCCATTAGATAAATCTAATTGTTTAACTACTAAAACAGTTCTAGATAATATAGATGCGGTTGTTGATAATTTGAACGAATTTTACAGCACGGTACATACAGAGTCTGGACTAAAAAGAAAACAATATGTAATTCAACGATACAATCTAGGAGCTTCTAAAATACAAGAACATATCATGAAATCGGGTAAAAAAATTTATGTGCGTGGAAATCTTACAGATAATGATGATATGTGTGTTAAATCCTATTTGATGTTACCTACCCCTGTAATCAAGTTCTCTGAATTACATATGCCTTCTTCTACATTATTAACTAAATCTAGTTTGCATGGACATTATTTATTGCTTCATCGATTATTGCGTTCAAATACCGATATTACTTCACAAGTCATAGAAGACTTTTCCGTTGAATTGGATTATGAGAAGATTGAAGGGGAAACAAAAAAGTCATTGTTCGAAGGAATAAATGAGTTTATAATCAATTCCGATGCCCTAGAAAATGTAGAAGTTATGGATGAAAACGAGAAGTTCCGTAAATTTTTGGAAATCATTGTACCAAAAACTCGTTTGCTAATACGTCTATACAGAAAATTCATTAAAAATAGATTATCTTTTGTAGGTGTCGTTCAAAAACTCGAGCCTTTCCTGGTGTATCCAAGTGACATTACATACAAGCAATATATGGAAATTCGTTACTTCATCAAAGAACAAATGAAAGAATTACGAATGTCCATGTCAGATACTTCTACAAAAATGGGTTTGCTAACTAGAACAAACTACAGTGTAATTACAAAACCGAATATTTTGTTACGTATTCTATCAGAAAAGTCTGATTTTGCCGAAACGTTCTTCAAGTCTTACAGATTTTTGGCAAAAGACCAATTAAAAACCAAACTTTCTCCAGCTGAGCTGTTATTACAAATGATGATGTATGATAATACTGAGTTATATACGAGTATGATAGCTAGTATTTTGATTACACTCAATAGCGCAGATAATCTTCTGGCAACAATTGAAACCGCCAACATAGATGAACTAGATGAAAATCAAAAAATAAAACAGGCTGATTGTGGTCAGAAATTTTTATCTAAGAAATATAATTCTATAAGTGCTTTACAAAAAGATAACAATGTAGATGACTTATATTTTGAAGCAGATTACGATGATACACCATATAACATACTCGAACAATACGAGAAAGAACAAAAAGAAATGCCTAGTGATACATTTTTCGAGTTTTTAGTTACAAATCTTATTGAAAGACATTCTGTTCCTTCAGAAAATGCCAAAGACTTAGCAGAAACATTGATAGCAAAAAAGAAGAAGGTTCTCGATGGGCATTATGCAATACTAGAAATTATACCTCCTTTGAAAAGTGGTATTACTATTGATGGATTATCAGAGAAAGAAAAGGAAGAGTTAGAGGGTGAATCGGATATTCGTAAAAAAACATTCTACTATCGACGTCTTAGAAACAATTGGGTAAGAGACGATGACATTAGTGAAGAAACTTTCATTGATACTAATTCTATTTTTTGTAATCTCACTGAGAAATGTAAGAAGAACGATACTAACAAAATATGTGAATCTGATGACATTGCTAGAATAAGAATCAAAAATGAGAACAAAGAGGCATTACATAAGGAATTCAAACATCGTATTCAATATTCTATTGAAGAGTTGGAGAACAAGTTGACAAAACAAATAGGCATTTTATTGAAAAAGATGAGAAAAAATGAATTATTGAAAGAAATACAATTGTATAAGGCCAATAACTTAGCCTATGAGATAGGAAAAACAGCAAAGAAGTTAGATACACTAGAATCACCACACATATCTTTGAGAGACATGATAATGGGACAAGAAGATTTTGTCAAAAAACAATCTGATTTATGTAAATTTGTAGATACTTTTTGTCGCGAAGCAATGGTAGATAATCTAAATGAAGAACAACATTGGTTATATTGCAAAGAAACAAATACGAAACTGTTACCGGCTTCTATTTATCGTCTAGCACAAACATATGTATCAGGTGGTGATTATCAAGAAATGTTAGATATTGTATGCAGTGAAGTAGGAACTGAGGGAGATGATGGGGAAGCAATTGTAGATAAATATAGTGGATATGTTTTACGTAAAAAAGACTTCAGTACTGAAGAAGGTTACGATGACGCTGGAAGACGTGTACAAACACGAGATATTATAGAAAAAGATTTAGGTGTAGTAGAAGAAGAGAAAATGAAAAAGAAAGATAAGATTTTTGAAAATGAATTAACAGAAATGCTATATAATGCATTGAAATCAGTATGTAACAATATAGATATACCGATTGATTCTGTGGAAGATAGCGTATTACGTTACTCAAATATAGTTATTGAGAAAAATATATTATCAGAAAATAATTATAAAAAACGTTCAGAAGCGAATTTTAAGAAAACTGGTAAAAGTCTACCACCATATGAAAAATACAAAAATGAAACGGTCTTAACTATATTAGCTGCTATGTTACATATTGCAATCCAAACAGCTGTACCATCTTTTAAAACTACAAAAACTTTTCCTACATGTGTACGTTCCTTCAGTGGATATCCAATGACTGGAATAGAAGACACAACTGGAATCAATTATATTTCATGTGTCATGGTAAAAATGAAAAGCAGTATACCACCATGGGATTCTTTGCGTACTATGAAATCAGATAAATTGGCTTCTCGCATAAAAGATGTTATTGAGAAATACATCATGACTTTAGGTGATATACAGGAATTATATGTAGTCAAAAAAGAATATATACTTCTACACCCAGATACAGTGGTACCTGAAGAACATAAGTTGCAAAAATGGAAACATTTTTTACCACCCATTGTAAGAACAAATGTAACTAAGAGTTTGAAAAATGTAACGACTGATTTCAAGCGTGATATGTTAGAAAAAATGAAAAAAGGCGATAGCAAACAATTACAATCGTTGATGATTTTAGAAAGTAAAAATGTACAACATAGTTATGCAATCATTGAGGCTATTAACAATATTGTTCATGACAAAGACCAATTATTAAAAACTGCTTCTATGATACCTTTTATGGAAAACGCATGTTGTAATGAACGTTTAAGCATGACAAATCCAATTATTTATTTCAATGAAGAAAATGGTAATATCAAAGTGTACTTGCAGAGAATTGTTAAAAATAGTAAGACATTGAAAGATGTCAGTAAGTTAACAAGCGCTAGAATGTTCAATCATGATAAACCAACCGGACTGAAATATCCAGGTTTACCTACAGGATATTTGGAAGAAAACGTATATCATACATTCATACATTATTGTAACTTTGATAGAAAGTTGCCTATACCAAATAAGTTGAAAGCTGTTTGCAATAGTCTGCCTGAAAATTATAATACAAAATGGAATATCAATGAGAAAATAGAATTTTTGAAAAAGAATGGAAAACATTATACTGTAAATCAAATGCAACAATTGATGTCTATTCTTCGTTTGGATAACACGGTAGAAACATTCGAGCGTGACCATGTTACACAAATTATGGGGTTATCTGATTTAATAGAAAGCTTTGAGTTAACAAATTCAGAATTATTCGAAGAACCTTTACGAAAATTATTACGAGAAGTCCTTTCTACCTATGACCCTAAAAAAATGAGGGATACTCCTACACCAGAATTAGAATCATTGACCAATTATTTGATTATAGCAAACAGAAATTTGTATAGAAACGTAATGAATTTCTTTGATAAACAAGCAAATAGTCTTTCTTCTCAGGATTACACAAAACTAGGAGAGTTTTTGAAAAACATCTGTAATTGGGAGAAAGATATACAGGTACATACTATCAAACAATATATCCAATCTGCTATTCAAAACATTGGAAAGGTGTATCCTATTATAATTTCAAATGGCGCGGATTTTTACAAAACTGTATGCAAACATTGGAACTACACAGATAGTCATGAATTAGATATTGAGAACTTTATCAAAAAGTATTATAAAAATATTGAAAAATTCAAAGGAGACTCGGTATTGAAAAACTTATTAAACCAAATTCATGTTCGATTAATAGACATTGTATTATTTATACACAACTTACCATGTAATACTGAAATCAAAAAACAACTACGTAATGAAAAGGATGAGTTAGTGGAAGTATCCTTCCATGTATTGTTTGACAATCTAACTAACAATGAAATGTTGAAATACTGTTTTTATCGTATGCTGTCGGAATATATTTCTTTTAGTGAAGACCCAGATATATTGAGAACAGAAGTACATGCCTCTAGACAACAAAGACGTCTAACCAATGATGAGTTGGCCGATGCGACCACTAATATAAACAGTGAACGTAGAGATTCTTCTGCAGAAATGCAATCAATTGAAGACGATTTGGAAGAAAGTGAAATCATTGTAGACAGACCCGAAGAATTAAAATCTAGATTGAGTAACTTATTATATTCCTTTTTAGAGGTAGAGATTGAGAACAAAAAAGCAATTAATTACAGTTATGATGACATTATAAAACGAGTTAATAGAGCAAAAGAAAGAGAAAAGAAATCAATCATAGATTATCTAGGAAATATGAGTAAAGAAGAACGCAAAGTAGAAGAATTATTCAAGCAATACAAATTAGGTAGATGGAATGTAGGTAACCAGAAAGGTTTAGTGCAATATGATAAAGCTACTTATGAAAGAGAGAGAAATGAGATGCTTACACAGTTATATTCAGATGAAGATGCTGGACAATATGAAGTAGTCTCAGAAATGCGAAGAGAAATATTTGATATAGAAAGAGATATGGAAGAAGAACAAAATCATACCTATGACCAGGAAGCGACAAATATAGAGAACTTAGACGAAGACTATATGGATGGTAGATATTATGAAGAAGACATAGAAGATGATATGTAATAGTTCAAATGTTTTATAAATAATATGACAGTATATTATTTATGACTACTACAATAGTAACTGCATTTTTATACAGTGAAGACCATTATCAGAACCTAGAATTTTATATTGAAAATGGCAAAAAATTATTGAATTTCAAAATGAACAAAATTATTTTCATTGATGAAAGAGTACATGATAAGTTCTCGGACTTCTTTACAGAGAATCATATATTCATACCGATTACCAAAGAAACACTGTATTTACATACTTATTTGCCAAAGTTAACTAATAAAGTACATGGGAATCCAGAAAAAGATACTAACATGTTTTTTTCAATCATGTGTAACAAAACAGAGTGGATGAGAGAGGCTATACATAGAAATCCCTTTTGTACAGACTATTTTGTCTGGGTAGATTTCGGTATTTCTAAGATATTGAATAATACATTGAATATAGAGTGTTTATCAAAGCCTTATGAGAACATTCGAATCGGGAGTATATGGAATCCAACCTTTATCAATAGTGCAGACCCTTACACCGAAATTTGTTGGTATTTTGCAGGCGGAGTTTTTGGTGGACATAAAGACTATTTACTCTTATTTGCAGATATAATGAAGAAGGAGGTTCTCGAATTTATAAAAAAGAATAACTATTTGATATGGGAAGTAAACTTTTGGTACCTCATTTATAAGAAACATAAGAATCTGTTTACTCTTTATTTTTGCAATCATGATACATCAATTATTAACAATTATTAAAAATATCCAAATAATTTATATAGAGGTTATATAAATTCTGCATGGATAATTTGAGATTATTTATCGGTAAGAATAGATTGAATCTAAGTTTAGTCATTTTTTTATTAATATTTAGTTTGATACATCATTTGAAACCGAGTATTGTTTATAATGAAAATGGTGAATTCCGCCCATTTGGTATAGGATATAGACACAAAACAGTGGTTCCTATATGGTTAGTAGCAATTATAACAGCCATATTTAGTTATTTGTTTGTTATGTATTATTTAGTACATATGTAAAAACAAAAACCTGAAATAATATTATAGTGATTGTTATTATATTATTTAGATGAATCATCCATTATTAATCGAACCTACGTCTCGTATATATTTAAATAGTACATTGCAAAAATGTCATGAACATCGTGTTGGCATCTATTACTATGTTCTCAATGGAGGAATACTATTTTTGTTTGTTTTAATATTTGGTATGGCTTTGTATTATTCTTATACAAACAAACCAAGTGAATATGAAAAACATCAAAAATTATTGAAAGACCAGGAGTACATGTTATCCAAAATTCGTTATCATCAGGATTTGCATAAGCAGAGACAATCCGAAATGTCAAACATTACGAATTTACCATTTATACATCCATAATATATGTTTATTTAATATATATATTATATAATTAGACTACAATGATACAAGAAAAACGAGAACATATTATAAATAATGAAAATACAGCACAACAACAGTTTGAAGATTATGTTGAAACATTAGCAAAACCCATTAAAGTTATTCGCATAGCAGAATTGTTGTCAGGAGATATTGATTTGAATGTTCTGAAAGAAAAAGGTTATGGTGTTCCGGATGAATTAATATTCAGTGAAGGAAACATTACCAATCTTTATAACATACCAGAAGGATTGAATCGATTAGAAATTCCAAACAATATGTTAGACACTATCAATAATTTACCGAAATCTTTACAGGTTCTCGAAATACCACAAAATTTTCTAGAACAAATAGATATTTCATTATTGACTGAACTAGAAGAGTTGAATATATCACATAACAAGCTATCTGAACTGAAAAACATTTCCAAAAAGTTGAGAATATTGAAATGTACACACAATAAATTAGAATATCTAGACTTATCTAATTTGAATAATTTGAGAACATTACATATTTCTAATAACATGATTACGGTTATTGATAACATGCCTGATTCTGTGGACGATTTAGAAATGGAAAATATACCTTCAGTTGAATATAGAAATACCGAGAACATCAAAACACCTAATAATGAAAGCGAAGAAAGTAGAAGAAAGAAAAAGAATTATATAGCTGCTATCAATGATTTTTTCAAGTTGAAATCAAAGTATGAAAGCAAATTGCATGATATGCGAAAGAATGCATACAACACTGCCAGAACTAAAAAAATCGCTCGAGATACACTGAAAGCTGGATTAGTAAAACCATTATGCATCAAATGTAAACGTGCGGGAGGTACTATATTCAAAACAGAAAACAACAGATACACAGCTATTTGTGGAGTAAGTGATGCACCATGTAATTTAGATATTCAAATATTTACAGGAGATTTTGTATTGAGAGAAGACGCGTTATATATGTTCAAAGATGGTGTCGACGAAATAAAAGTAGAAATTATCAGAAATAAACTAGATAATATTTTTGGGTATATTGATGACGAAACATCCAAACAAATTCATGAAGAGAAATTGAAAGATTATAATTTAAATAGTGATATATATACAGAAACTCTTAGTGAATATCAACAATTGATAGATAATAAAGAAAAGAAAGAAGAATTAGCCAACAAAAAAAGAGAGTTGTATACAATAATTGATAACAATAAAGAAATTATAGACCAGTATAAAGAGACTCATAACAAAGAATTATTGAAAGATATTGCCAATTCAACGGTGCAGGATATACATCGTATTGCTAGAACTATTCATAATATGGAGCATGAAGAAATGGAAATGATTTATTATGACAAAGGCTATTATCCAGAAGACACGAATCGTAAAATACACAAATTATATCAATATCCAGTAAAACATGAAAAAATGGAAACAAATTTGTTGACTGAACCTGTAAATGTAATAAAATTCAATAAATAAATATATGATTGAAAATATCACATATTTATTCGCATTTAGTGTAATTAGAAATACCATCCCATTGAATATCATAAGTATCTGCCCATGATTTTTTTGCGCAATCTGCTGTTTTTCCTTGTGCAGCCCATAAATTGCTATTGAAGTCAATTACACCTACTGGTTTATCATTTTCTGTAATTATTGTTTTGTTGTAACCCAGAGTTAATTCAGCATTTGTTTTAGCAGGATTTGTAGTACTTGTATCTAGAATTGTTCCTACATTTTTCATATTAGCTTTGGTAGGGACTGCGCAATATATTTTTTCGGCGCCGGTTGTATCGGTATGGATTTTTGCATCCCAATTATCTGGACATGTGTTTGCAATAGGTGGAAATGGTATTTGATTTTCACCGGACAATTTTTTATCAGAAAGCAATATTCCAATATAGGTTAATATAATGATTAGAAGTATCACAGCTACAGTAATAACAATAGTATAAAAAGAGTCCATAATTTATATACTATACAAATAAAATAATATGATTACCAGGATGGCAATCTTTCAAAATCAAAAAAATCCAATATAAATACTTTTACAAAAAAAGACATAACATTGGTGACAACTAGAATAAGGATAATAATAACGACTAAACTTATTAACAAAATGAAAATAATAGAAAGAATTTCTGTAAAATTTCGGAACATGAAGGTTTTTTGTTAGTATATATAGATTTTAGATTATTATACTAAATACTACAATTTAGTGGTTTCGATATACTATATTTATTTCTTTATAGATTGTATAGTTAATAGATATTATGAATCCTGTAAGTATTAATCATAATGATAATATATTGAGTAAAGAAGCACTTAACGGCCGTGTTAATATTATTGAAGTGCCACCCCATATTCAATTTCAAATGCAGGAAAAAATAGCTGTAAAAAATAAAACAACTGAGTACAGAGAAGCTTTAGCTGGAGTATGGGAAGATAGCCTCCTATCACAAGTATATTTTTCAGCTGATAATATACAGATAGTGCAAAATGGATTACGTGCCGGTGTATATCAAATGTCTGGTAATAAATATGTTATTGCGCCACAAAATATCGAAACATTGAAAATTATAATGAGAAGCATTTACCTGCAATATGCGGAACATAGAGAAGAGGATATCAAAGGACAGGTTACGCGATTGAATAAATTGGTACTAGATTATGCAATTCCCAATGTGTATAATGAAGCAGAAGGATATGTAAAATATTGCCGTGACCAGAGTACATTAGTAACACCTTTAGAATTACCTAGACAGGCTGACCGAGAGTACAAACAATTAGAAATGAAACCATGGGTATAAAAAATTGAAAGAAAAACTAATAAATAATAATATTCATAAATATATCAATATTATTTAATAAATCATGGAAGAAACGTCTCGTGCTAACTGGATATTAGACAACTTTGAAACAAAGTATGGTAAACTACAAAAACATTGCAACTATTGTTACAGGTCAGGACATGATAAAATGGATTGCAAATTATTATATAAACATAACCTATTGAAACAATCCAATATTCCAGAAAGATATTGGGGTGCACTAGACCCATTAAAAGCATTTTTGATGAATGAAACAATACATGGATATATGATTAGACAAAATTATAAAGTAAAAATATGTAAACCAGAAGGTTTTTAATCGCAATCATGTTGTACCATTCGAAATACTAATTCATCAAAACATACTTTTGGTTGCCATTTTAATTTTTTATTTGCTTTTGTTGCATCTCCTATTAATAATTCTACTTCTGCTGGTCGATAATAACGTGGGTCAATAAATATATATTCTATTCCAGTTTTTTTGTCGTATCCTATTTCATTTACCCCATTACCTTTCCATGCAATATCTATTCCTTTTAAGATGAAAGCTTTTTCAATGAATGTACGAACCGAATATTTTTTTCCGGTTGCCAATACAAAATCTTCCGGTGCATCATGTTGTAAAATTCTCCACATTCCTTCTACATAATCTTCTGCATGACCCCAATCTCGTTCTGCATCAATATTTCCCATGACTAATCTATCCGTTTCTTTTTTCACTATTTTATTCAAACCCATTGTAATTTTTCGAGTGACAAAATTATGTCCACGTCTTTCTGATTCGTGATTGAATAAAATACCATTACATGCAAACATTCCATAAGATTCGCGATAATTCTTTACTATCCAATAGGCGTATAGTTTAGCTACTCCATATGGCGAACGAGGATAAAAGGGAGTTGTTTCTTTTTGTGGAACTTCCTGTACTAATCCATACAATTCACTTGTCGACGCTTGATAAAAGCGAGTTATGTCTGTCAAATTATTATTTCTAATAGACTCTAGTAATTTCAAAACTCCAAAGGCATCCGCGTCTGCCGTATATTCTGGCATTTCAAATGATACCTTTACATGTGATTGTGCAGCCAAATTATATATTTCTAGACGAGTCATATCATGGTATCTGTTTTTTAGTTGTGACATGATTGCATTCAAACACGAACTATCCGTTAAATCACCATAATGTAATTGTAATTTATCGTCATGAAAAATATGGTCAATTCTATGCGTATTAATTGAAGATGAGCGTCGAATAAGTCCGTGTACATAATAATTTTTTTTCAACAGTAATTCTGCTAAATAAGAACCATCCTGACCAGTAATTCCTGTGATGAAAGCAACCTGTGACATTGATACCAATTTTATGAAAATATGTTTATATTCATTTACGATAATCTTCATATTCTGTCAAATGAGGGTGTCTTATGAAATAGTTTGATTCAATGTGGGGGTCTGTTTTGGGAACATCTACTATTAACAACAGTTTCAAATCTTCCATACTTTGATAAACACCTGGAAAAACTACCTGACATTGAGGTCCATATTCAATAATTTTAGAGAACCATTTATCGTTTAATTCATATACTTTATCACAACGGTTTACTACAATAAAACCTGCCATTGCTACCCAGTTAATACGAGGTTCTCTCAATAAACTTTGTAATTTTGCTCTATATGGATGAAATCTTGCATCTCTTGATAATCTTATTTCGTGATGAGTACTTCTACTATCAAGATGTTTGTACATGACCATATTATTATCTTTCAACTCTTCATATGGTATGTTCTTCAATTCTAAGGTAGAATCAATCCATACAATTATATCATATTCGTTTAATAACGGTATTTTATGCCATTGACATTTATAATATTTATACTCTACATACGGGTCATCATGCTGAAAATATCTATCTAAACACCGTTCCCATCTATCTCCGTCATATGTTATATTTGTTGCATTTCCAAAAATAAATCCATCCACATTCAAATGGTCTATGCTATGCACATGTGCTTTGTAATTACCACAAACCGCAGTAATAACACAGGTTTTCTTTGATGTCATTATCATAATGACATAAAAAAAGTATTATTTTAATACGAAATCTTATTATATTTTATTTACTTTGTTTTCTTTACTACCTTTTTCTTAGTAGTCGTTGTTTTTACTTTTGTTTTTCCGTCGCCTGCCTGAATTTTTTCACGCTGTAACTTGTATTTATCATATTCTGTTTCTAAAGTATTCAATTCCTTAGTCCAAATGGTTTCTACCTTCGTTTTCATAAGGGTATCAATATTAGCTTCCGTAGTTGCCTTTTCATTCATGATATTTGCTACATTTTCCTCTGTAACTGAATCCATAGGCATCTTAATAAGATATTTGTAATCACCATCGATTTTGTCATATTGCTTCTTTGTCAATAACTCATTTACAGCGTCTGTCTTCATTCTTCTCAAATCAATTGTTCCAGCCAACGTTTCCTGAATATACTTCGCTCGATTGGATAATTTTACTAACTTGTTGCGCATTTCATCTAGTTGTTGGTTCTTTCGTTTTTGATAAACCTGAATACGGACATCATAAAAGTCATTGATAATTTCTTCAACAGTATTATATTTGTGCAATTTACATTCTTTGTCAAACATGTGCATATTGGTTGTACTAACCGTTGTTTGTAATTTCAATAGTTTTTCAACACCATTGCACCCAGTTGCATCTGTGTTGCTTTCTAATTCTGCTAGTCTACCTCGTGGAAATACAACAGTGATATCAATATTCACTTCTGTACATACAGATGAGAAATCTCTTAACAATGAAGTTCCTCGCTTACCGGTTTTACTGTCTACTTGCCCATCAACTAGTGTTTCTAGATAACTAGTATATGGCATAGTCCAGGTTCCAATGGGCAATTCTGTAATTCTGATTTTATCATCACCAATCTTTTCATAACAACCTTTGATAGCATATTTTTTATCATCTATCTTTCTCACAGTTCCTTTGAATCCTTCATAATAAGGTGCAAACTCAATATCTGTGGATTCTTTTTTCAACATATGCTTCAAATAATGAATAATTTGCTTTGGATTGTATGGAACAATGCTACAGGAAAAGCCCGTACCAATGCCTGAAATACCATTCATTAGAGCAAATGGAATAATAGGCACATAATATTCTGGTTCTACAATGGTTCCGTCATCATCTAAATAATTCAATACAGCATCATCTACATCTGGGAATATATAGCGTGTAAGGGGGTTGAGTTGAGTAAATATATATCTTTCCGATGCACTGTCATCTCCACCATGTAGTCGAGTTCCAAACTGTCCATTTGGTAACAACAAATTAATATTGTTTGACCCAACATAATTTTGTGCCATATTTACAATGGCTCCATTCAAACTAGCTTCGCCATGATGATAGGCGCTGTGCTCAGAAACATATCCAGAAAATTGCGCCACCTTGATTTCACTATTCAGCTTACGTTTGAATGCAGCGAATAAGATTTTACGAAGAGAGATTTTCAAACCATCTACCATATTTGGAATAGAACGAGCGCAATCATAAGTACTAAAATGAATCATCTCATTGTTGATAAATTGCTCATATTGTACAGCCGGTCTACTTGTATCCAAATATGCATTTTTATCATAATTTTCGAGCCAATTCTTTCTGTCATCAGCACGTTTTTTATTGAAAATCTTATCAATCATATCATCACTATCTTTTCCAGAATACACAAAATCTACTATTTTTTTGTTTGCAAAGTAATCTTTGAATTCAGCTGATGTGGAAGTACCTAGACCCTTAAAATATTTGATATTCCAGCCATGTGTTCCATTTTCACCCAAACTCGTTTTCCATGTATTGTACTCTCCGTCGTTATAGAACAATTTAGTCTGTGCTCCTTTCTTTGCGCGTAGAATTGGTGTATTCATAAAAGACAGGAATCCTGGAATCTGGGTCAAAGATGCCCATTCACTGTGAAACATGTTAATACACAATCCTTTGATATGGGAACCATCTAAATCCTGGTCAGTCATATACATGACCTTACCATAACGCAAATTCTTATGTACATCATCGATTGTTTTGTATTCCATACCGGAAACCAATCCCAAAATCTTTTTTATATCGTTAATTTCCTTATTTTCAGCAATCTTTTTTAGTTGTTCGCCTCGAACATTCAACAACTTACCCTTCAACGGATAAATACCAATAGTATTTCGGTCATCACTAGATAGACCAGAAACAATACCGGATAATGCTGATAACCCCTCACACAAAATCAACACACAATCTTTTGAATTTACTGTTCCACTGAAATTAGCATCAATGAAATTTGCAATCCCGCGTACATTACGTGTTTTAGAACCGTCCGTCTTTTTCGCTAGTTTGTTATCCTTTGCCTCAGTTAATGAGCACGCAGTTTCCATAACACCCATTTTTGCTACCTTTTCTACAAAGCTATCGCTTACTGAGCAGATTGACCCAAACTTTGCAGAAGGAGTATTCATATAATCCTTTGTTTGACTATCGAATGATGGGTTTTCAATATCACATCGCAAAAACAACAACAATTGTTCTTTGATAGCAGTGCTATTAACCTTAACTTTCTTCTTTTTTTCGATGTAATCACACAGCTTTCTTACGATTTGACCGGTAATATAATCTACGTGTTTTCCTCCCTTGAATGTACAAATACCATTTACAAATGATACCTGCATATATTCATGTGTAGGTGAAAGTGCAACCGCATATTCCCATCGCTCGTCAGGATTTTCATACACTCGCTTACCTGTGTCCTTTGGACCAATATACAAATCAATATACTGTTGGAAATTTTTGACTGGAATTTGCGTATCATTATAAGAAATCTTTATTTTCTTAATTGAATGGTCGGTAACTGCACCAATATCATATATACGCTTTTTCAAAAGTGCCAACATGTCTGGAGTAAGACCCTGAGTACCAAGACGTTGATAATCTGGACGAAAGGATACCTTAGTATATGGTTTAGTAGTACTCACCTTTGTAATCTTTGGTGGGTCTAATTTATCTAGATTATTGTGAAACTCTTGGACATATTTCAAACCACGAATATGGTCAACCGTTTCAACACGTCCATAAGTAGACCAAATCAATACCAATTTGAAACCGAATCCATTCTTACCACCTACGATACGCTTTTCATTTTTATTGTAGTTTGTTGATGTACGGAGATGTCCAAATACCATTTCTGGAATCCAAATATCATACTCAGGGTGCTTTGCAATATCAATACCATTACCATCATTAGACATAGTAATCATACCAGTATCATCTATGTTTGTGTCAATATACGTTACAAATTTTTTTTCTAGAATATTTGATTGAATCATACGCACTACATGGTCTCTGCAGTTCACAATGCCTTCATCAAATAGTTTATAAAGACCTGGAATATATTCAATATCACGCCAAACAATTCGCTTAGACTCTTCGTCATAAACCCAAAGAGATGCATCGACATTTTCAACTGAACCAATATACGTATCTGGATTATCCAAAATATGTTGTTTATCAGTTTTTTG